CCCGTACACGTTAGTGTATGGAACAACGGAGGGTTCGTCTAATTACCGTTTTGGTAATTTTCATCTAATCATTTCGAGCTATCAATTATGTACTCATTATCAAGCAACTTTAATATAAATGATCCTTATCACTATAAGAATATTGAACGTAACGGCCAGGATGGTCGTTTAAATACGTGCAATAATTTTACATGTAATTGGACTGTTTATAACGTCGATCCTTCGACTGTAGGCGCTTTTGATGGTACTAACTGGAGTTTTTTCGAATCAACAATTGTTCCGAATTCTGCGTTGTCTGGCGATCAGCTAGCCAATGCGTGGTCCGATGATCAAGAGTTGAGACTTATTGAAAAACTCATTGATAAAATAGCCCCAGCGAAAGCCAATCTCAGCGTTAGTTTAGCTGAAGTTGACAAAACTGGTGAAATGATACTCGATTTAGGTAAGGCCGGTTTAGACCTCTGGAAAGACATAAAGCATCTACATATTTCTAGAGCCTTTGATAGACTTAAACGTTTTTCAAAGAAAATACGCTCAGAAAATGCAAGACGCAGGACGTTTCAAAGAGATTTACGGCTTAACGCTATAAAGGATCCTATGTCAATTATCGACCGACATTCGTCACTTCGTGTTTCTTTGTTGAATAAACAATTGAAGGACGTTGATTGGCGGAATATGGATGATAAGATCATAGAACTTTATGGTTTAAATCGAGAGCGCTTAACACGTGATGCGCGCAAGCTAAAGTCATTACGTAATCATAAAGAAAGGGAACAAGCGTTTAAAGCGCTTGATGTTGTATCGCAGCGTTTTTTGCTGATGCAATATGGACTTAAGCCGCTCATATCCGATGTTCAGGATTTAGCGCGGTCGTTAGGTGACTTCGTTGAACATTCAACGCCAAGTAAGTATGTCGCGCAAGCGAACAGTATGCTTAGCGGTTCAAACGGACAAAATCATACGACTTATAAAATAAGGAAAAGATACACCGCGTATGCGGACGTAATCCGACCTCGACCTATCAACTTATACGCACCTGACCCCTTGCAAATTGCTTGGGAGCGAATACCGTATAGTTTTGTTGTTGATTGGTTCCTTGGTATTGGTCAATACCTAGCAGCCCTAGATGGGGTTGAATCACATATTCGTGGCCAGGTGTGCGAAGCTTTCAGAGCCGTTAGGCTCGATAAACTTATAACACATAAACCTAGTAACGATTTGATTGTGATACCGACTACGGCAGACGTCTTGATTGGCAGTTTCACGAGAAGAAAGGTAACCATTTCGGTTCCTACTCCTGCAATAAAAGCTTTACAAGACGCGTTTAGCTTTACACATGTTGCAAACGGTTTGGCTTTGATAGCCTCCGGTGGCAAGAATGTTGTAAGGTATTTTTAATTTAACTTTTTATAAGGATCGAAGACAATGCCAGCCATTGCACAAATACAAACAACAGATCTTGATACGTCTACTTCGATTGGATTGGAGCCGATTTCATCTGGCCCAAACTCTCAATGGAGACAAATCAATGCTTATCTGCCCTCTAATCAGCGCATGCGAGCTATGCTCGCACGTACTCGAGTAGCGAAACGTAAGTTGACTAAAATGCAAGTCAAAGCCTCGATTCCCGTCCTTGTTGATTCGGTAACTGGACTTCCAGTTCACTGGGCACCGACGGCAGCATTACCAAATGCTGCTAAGATCGTAGATTATACGAGCATCGATGCCACGTTCTTTTTACCTGATTCGCTAGCAGAAGGTAGTGTCGGTCAGGATCATATACACGCGCTCGGCATGGCCTTAATTGGTATGCGGACGGTGCTTGATTCTAGACAAGACCCTTACTAACTTTGTTGGTAGTTCTCGTTAATAATTCAAAGGAACTAAGATGAAAACAAAGAACAATGGACAAAAGAAGCCTTATGTCACTAAGACAAAAGGTGGGAAACGTAGGAGTGGAGCTGTTGAAGCAGTTAAAACAAAGAATAACAAAATCGTTAGAAAAGATTTTGTCGGCCCGAGGTACCCTAGATTTTATTCTGGGTTACCTATTAAGGTTGGTCTCACATTTATGTGGGACGTTTATCGTTTTTATTGTAATGCACTCCGCGAACTTTCTTTACACTCACTTTATACATTATATGATTTGGCTTGGCCAACATATAACGAGTGTGATGTGCGGGCGATATTAGACATCGAAGTGATGTACCACAATTACGGTATGTTGCCTAGAAGCGTTTTTGCCTCACAGTTAGCCATTCAAAATGGTATCCGCGCATTATTCAATAAGAATAGCGGATCTATGATGAGCGCCCTTTCGGGTATTCAAAATAGTGACAGAAAGACGAACTGCATTTTACGCTTTTTAGCTGCCGAAGAGAAAAACCGGCAGGTCAACGAACTATTCCGTAACGGACGCGAAAACTATTTTACGAATCAAAGCGATAAGGACCTTTATAAAAAGATTCTTATTGAAGCTAGACGTAAAGTAAGCGAGATTTTAGGACCCGTGCCAAATGACATGGATCTATCGCTGCGTTTTTCGAGGGGTAGTAATACGACCGTAAAAGAAAAAACGGGAGCACGTTATAAGTTAGCGTCTCCTTTAGTATGTAGTAAAAGGTTGATGAATTCTGGTCGTGCTAGGCATTTTTTGCTAGCAGTTGCACCTTCTTGGGTTCTTGAAAAGAACTTCAAGTTTGTGTATGGCCAGGCTGAATTAACCACCGTGCGTAAGGATTGGGAGATTGATAGAACAATCATGATTGAACCTTTGGTTAACACCGTTGGTCAAATCGAAATAGGTAAGTATCTGAAACACCGATTTAAATTGGTGACAGGTATCGACCTAAGTGATCAAACGCCTAACCAGTTAGCGGCTTTTAGAGCCACTTTGTCTGGGTGCGATGATTCCACGATTGATTTTGTTGATACTTCCAACCGTATAGCTTACGGTGCTGTGCTTGAACTCGTTAATATGTCGTGGTTTGATTACCTCAACGATTGGCGAACGGATAGTTACTACTGTAAGGACCTATTTAAATGGA